GATGGAAGCAACATTATCAGGGAAATATCCAACAGTATAAGTATTCGAAAAGGGGCAAAAGGACACTATGTTTTTTATAAGACTTTGAAAATGAAAAACCATACATTCTTCTCTCTGAATAATTTTAAACAAGACTATGAGAAGTGTGATATTTATGTTATTAAATTATGGTTAAAAGATACTTATAATATCACTTGAGATGTTGTTATCACCTTGCTTCTCTTCTGCGTCTTGTGATTCGATTTTATTTTATTCTTATGTGTACTCTTATATTGGGTTGTATAAACAATGTCCTGGTTAAAGGTTTGTAACATACTTTCCAGACTAATAGATGTTTTAGAATGTAAAGCAGAGAGAATATTCGTAACGTACTCGTTGTTTCTTCCTATGTTGTGGGTTTTAAATTCCTGTAAAGAGACTACAGGTTCACCTAACTCGGATTGAATTAATTTGAAAGAAAAAGACGACGCCGATGACTTATACGATGGAATAACAATAAACGCACACTGTGGATTCTCTTCTTTAAAACAAGCCAAGTATCTTCGTTGTTTATTTGTTTCTATGATTCTTGATTGAGAGAGAAAGACAAATGAAATCTGATACTTCTCCAATAACAACCAAACGTCAAGGGTAGTCAACATATAACCCGCTTCAAGTATAATTGTTGAAATACTTACATTCTTATTGGTAGCGAAAGGTTTTCGTTCTAATTCCAAGATGGCACGTATATTGTCTTCATAGTCAAGCGAATATTTTAAGTATTCTTCCACAAGTTGGTTTTTAATTTCTGATTTCGATAAATCTGGATTTCTTGTGTGCAGTATTCGAAGTATAAAATCAAAAGAGCACGGTATAGTATTACTATAAACACTTTCCGTGTAAACTTTGGGAAAACAAGATGCCCATAAAGAATCCGAAATACTCTGAACCATTGGCTTACATTGCTGGTATGATAATTGCCTTGATGGGACTGCCTCGTCAAACGAAGTAAAATTGACACGCTCCGTTGTCATGAGAGGTGCCAGTTCCTTAAAATACGACTCAATCGTAGAGTCGGTTAAAATGATTTCATTTTCGTCCATCGAGTAGCTAGAATGTTCCATTCCTTCTGTAGTTTGCTTGCTAAATATGTATGCCCTAATTCGATTATTTCTTATCAATTCATCTGAAAGTCTTTTAAAATAAATATTCTCATTTTTCTTGCGACTACTAACAAGGTTATAACGTGGAATTATTAAGTTGCAGTGGCCATCGGTAAATCCGCACAGCCCCGAAGATAAGGAACAGGAAGATTCCGAATCCTTTAAAATACATGCGGCAACTGTTTTTATTAACTTGTAATAGCTGTCGTCCCCAGTAAATTGAACTTTCTTGCTAACCATTTGTTTTAGGACCTGTTCTACCTGTTTTAATTTAACTTGGTATATGGTTTCCTTTTGTGACAATAATGCTTGTATATCTTTCTTCCACTTTTGGTTTTGATTATTGGCAAACAATAATCGAACCGTATTTTTAAAGGTAAAATAAAAATTGTTCTCTGCACGAATTCTATTGATATAATCTTCTCTCTCATTGTCTTTTGAATCTTGAGTGAAAATGTTTTTATCACTTGATATTAATTTATTGGATGGATCACTCAAGTCGACAAAATCGGTATCCGTAAACACATTTGTTAAAGTGTCTGGTGGTGCGTCCTCCAATTTTAATGGTGTCGACAATTGCACAAATTGGTTGGATTCTGTCAATATTCCAACTACAGTAGAAGATAATTGTATTACACGCGAAACTGGTTTACATAATATTTTTCTTTGACTATTTTCATAGACTTGTGTTAAAAAATCAACCGTGTCATGATAGGAAGACCAAACTGAATCGTATGAAACAAAAACAAAATCATAGGTTTTATTAAACAATAAACCAGAGGGAACACACGGAACAAACCCCGTTTTATCGTTTCTGTCTGTGGCAGTAACACCAATAACCTTGTTATTGTAGTTTAAAATCTGATTTCTAACTCTGTAATCGATTTGTTCCAGATTTGTAACAAGAGTAGAGAGAATCATTGGACTTGCCTCCAAGGATGAGTTAACACTATGGGCACGACATTTTTCTATTTGTGGTTTCACAAAGGTTTTTAAAATGTGTTGTATTGGAGGCAACGGTCTTGACTCGGAAAACAATATTTCTTTACTGACACCTGTATTATAACAAATTGGACTATATTTTTCTTCCGTTTTTATCAAGAAAAGATTATCCTTGTGTGAATCGTAGAGAGAAGAACTGTAATGATTCGTAGGACAAATCATTTGAGTTATTTTTGTTATTTCATCGTAAACCAAAATTATTAAATTGAGACCATTTTTAAATAACTTATTGTTAGGTAAGCACAAAATATCCCATAAATAAGTATAGTCAATGGTTAATTGACTATCTTTTATAAAGTCAATGAAATTTTTGTAAGCAGAGATAACTTGTCTGTAATAAAGTTTTTCCGCAATGTCATCCATGTTTAACTTTTTAAAAAGAAGTGTATTTTTATACTTTGCAACCTCATCCGCAATGTTAGAGTCGTGATTATTCAAATTTTCCAAAGACTCTTGAAAATCTGTTACCAAATTACCATTCTGGTATTTCACAAAGTCGTCCACAGTAATAGTTGAGAGAATTAAGTTTTTAAACTCCTCGATGGTTGGGTTGTTGTATAAAGCAATTGAAATACTTCCTAGAAACGACTTATCCCGTCTACTAATGTGAGCAAGCTCTTTGTCTGGGTGTTTGAAACCAAAAAGTCTTTTCACCTCGTCGGGTAATGGAAGAAGGAGTGTATCGTCTTGAGCTTCAACGGGTTTATACGGTACATCTCCTTGTGCGGAACAGCATGGAGCACATATCTTTCCTTCTTCACAATGCTTTTTTATTGGGATTTTATCGCGATTGACGTTTAATTTAATAACACCAAGTCCATTTTCATCGAGTGATTCATGCTTCGTAATAATTTTACCACAGTATGGATGGAATGATTGTTTGACACCATTGACGATTTTTGTCTTCATTTCATCAGGAGGGAGAGAAACATTTAACGCGGGACACCAATACATTGGACATATGTAGTTATTCTCGCTTCTCGAATCAAGTTTAAGAATGTCCTCCTTTTTTAATGGATTTGTTTTTTGTATCATTTCTAGCTCATTATCTGTGACCAAAACAGGTTGTCCGCACTTACGTTTAATATTTTGCTCAATCACTACGTCGGGATCGCTGTCAGCAATACGTTCTGAAAAATATTTAGGATTCATTATTATTCTTGGTTTTACAGGCGAAGCACTCGAATTCTCATCGTCCCCTTCCGAGTCATCGTCTTCCTCTTCCTGTTCCTCATTATCATCTGTACCAGTATCTTCGCTCCTTGAAGTCTCGGTGTCAGTTTCGTAACCCCCCTTCATATGTTCGTCTAACAAGTCGTCATCATCTACGTTTTCTTCTCTCTCACTTTTGTTTAACAAAATGTTGTTTTTCGTTTCCTCCATTTGATTTATTACTTTATCTTGTTTTTCGTCCTCATAGTCTTCGTCTGTATCGGAGTTGTCGTTTTCATCTATTTGAGTTGGGTGAGTTGGGTGAGTTGGGTGAGTTGGGTTCATTTGATCCTCCTTGTTTTCTTTTTCTTCTTTTTGAGAATTGTTTTCCTCCACCACAGAGGATACATTATTTGATAACTTATTACTATCTGAAACTTCCACATCGTCTTCTTTAAGTGAACAAGCTCTATGAATCTGATTTAACGCATCTTCTGATAATTTATTTTGAGCCATTAAAATGATTGAATCCATGTACAATGGGACCGTTAACAAGTAACGGATATTATTTATATTTTCAATATTAACTTCTATATTATTACTTGAATTTTTCCACGCAATGGTTGTGTTAATCTCATCATCATCTATCGAAACCCTTTTACACACAAACCTGGTTGCGTTCTCAGATTCGTCGACAATGATACTTTTAATACAGTCCAAGAATGGGACTAGTTTGTCGGTAGACACATTGTAATCACTTTGTATTTCACACGCATAAGTTAATGTTTCTATTTTTACATTGTCTTCAAATAGAGTTAAAAATGACCCAACTCGGAATCCTAAATTTAAAGTACTTGACCTAATATTGCTTACTATTGTATTACATATTTCTTGAACCTCGTCAATGCTTTTAATAGAGTTTTTAAAATCACATGTTACAATAATGTCTCCTCGCTCGTTAAAAACACATGTTAACTCTTCTCCATTATAAAAGGTAATTGTCTTTTCTAATTTACTCAATTCTCTTATATTTTCCATGGCATTTACTACCGGAATAAGCATACCGTTTGCTGCCTTTTTCTCGCAAAACAAACGATAAATAGAATCTTTTTCTAAATCAGAGCTAAACTTTATAACCGGTATGGAAGAAGTGGAAGATGTATTTTTGAAAACAATTTCCAATGGAACAGACTGCTCAATCAATTGGTTAATATGAAGCTTAATAAATTTTATTCCCCACGGAGTAATGTAATGAAGCTTGTTTAGATGGTGTGCTTTAATATCAAATAATAAATCTGCTTTTGCTTGCTCTTGTCTTTGGTTTGTCGTTGGCTGAAGACGCCGATACTTGTTTAAATCTTCTGCGGTTTTAATGTTTGCATCCAATAATGGAAAATATTGGTTTATATAATCCTCGATATTTACCTTGGGATTATTGAATAACACGTCGCCTGCGAGGCAAAGAAAAATAGTATTATTATTGATATTTCCACTGTCCAATAAAATATTAGAGTCATGGTTTGTCTCGTGGGGTACTACTCTTTCTTCGAATGATAAATGATACGGATTACATACAACTTGTAAATCGGTAAACAACTCAATTTGACCTAGTGGTCGTTGGAAAAGAACTTCTTTTTTAATATTCAATTGGATGAGGTCATCCATATCGTAGTCCTCCTGATCTGGTAATTTATAAGAAGTCGTAGTGGAATCATTATTCTCAATTGTACTAATGTTTTCTAAGAAACAATTCAGACACCCTTCCTTAAGTGTCACGGTGTCTCGCCTTGTAACTATTTCATATATTAAATCTGGGTCAAGAGAGACACGTGTTTCCACAAATAAATATAATTCATTTAAAGATATGAAGATATTATCCGTCTTTAGTCTGTCTATTATTTTTAACTTGATGTCTAAAATGGAATCATCTAGATGAATAAGAGGCGGTGTTATTTTAGAAAACTCGTAAATTTTTTCACTACCATCCGGTTTTAAATAACAGACTTTATAAACAGGAAAATAATCCATTTTTATATGAGCAATTTATATATATTATACTATGAAATATATAAATTGAAATTAGGCCACATATATTTTATTTTTATACTAAATCGTAATATGGATTATCGTTAATTGTCATACCACAATACTCTTGCGGGTTTTTCTTGTAATCAACTGGATCATAAATATTGGCTGCCTTTGCGTTCTCCAGAACAAACTTGAAATTTTGCCAGAAATCTTGCTTATGTCCAATGGAAGTTGTCATGACATGTGTTAATTCATGCAATGCGACAAATGTAAGCGTACTGATATCAATCAATTTATTCCCATTTTTTGTAGTGTTTAAACAAAAGGCAATTTTCTCTCCTTTATTCTCACTGTAAGCAGTTAGTTCACTTGTTGGTAATGTCTCACTGACACGCTGAGGATTGAAATTCGCCACGAGTTTAATAACTCGCGGATCATCCGGATGTTTTTCTTTCAAATACTTAACCATATCTTTACACTTACCGGTTACGGTAGCAAGCAAATCAGCGGCGAGTTCAATTTTTTGTCTTTCTCTTACACAATAACGGTTTCCGTCTTTGGAAGCTATTATGCATTTTAAATTATAAGCGTCCGAATCCAAATACACTCTTAAAGACAAAAACAGTACAAAAAATACAAATATGTAAAAAAACCAAGAATGTTTATCCATTTCTCTCTATCTTTATACTCTTGGTTGATATTAATAATTGGGCTAAAAATGTAAGCGTCTAATAAAGACGTTTTTTACAGAAGACACTGAAACAAAACCCCGTGTATATGTCTGTGTGAAAATTATAAGTGGTCACAATAGACTCTGATATTAATGGTGCTTTTTTTAAACACTGTTGACAAAAAATGTATATGGTGTCTTCTACTTTTTCTTCCCATTCAGTTTTTACTAAATAAATGTTTTCTTTTATAGCACTGTACAAAAAATAAATTTTAATATTCTCTGTATTTTGAAATCTTTTTTATACGCTCCAAAACCCTCTATTGTTGTCATTGCTTTCATTACTTTTGTGGCTTCTTTTGCTTTCAGTACTTCTGCGGCTCCTATTGCTTTCACTGCTTCTGTGGCCCCTATTGCTTTCAGTACTTCTGCGGCTTCTATTGCTTTCACTAGTTCTGTGGCTCCTATTGCTTGCACTGCTTTTGTGGCTTTTGTTGCTTGCACTGCTTTTGTGGCTTTTGTTGCTTGCACTGCTTCTGTGGCTTTTATTGCTTGAAGTGCTGCTGCGGATATTGCTTTTATCGCTTACGGTGAATTGATCTCTTATTACTGTGTTAGAAAACCCATTTTTTGCGTCCAAGTCATTCTTCACGTCTGGATCATTTTCTATGGATTCATAATTGTCTTCTTCTTTCATTTTAGTTTCATAGTACTTTATAAGATACGACTCTTCTGTTTTTGTAATTGGTCTTGCCAATTCTTCAGTCTTGTTCAAAAACTCAATAATGAAACCTCTTTTTGCCAGTTCAATAACATTTTTACTTTTGTAACACAGATCAAAAACTTTCGTCGCAACTCTTTCCAGTTCTTCATGTCTTTCATTTGTTATTGCTTCAGAGGAATAATCTTTATATTTACGTCTTTCGTAAAAGTTGGTCAAATAATGGACGACATAAGAACCCAGAAAGACACGTCTTCCCCTTGCATCTGTATTTTCATCAACAAGACGAATAAAATCCCCTAAACCCAAATACTTACCAGTTATGTCGTACAAATCAGTTGTCCAAGTGTCATCAATGTGTCTTTTTAAAAAACGCAAATCATAATAATCTCCTGGGTCCTTATCTTCTTCCGTTGGCGAGTAGTAGTTTTTGTTAATTTCATTTTTGTGGGATTTTTTTTTGGTTCGTCGATTACTGTATTGTTCTTTATTTATTGTCATTTGAAAGTTGAAATCTGTTTTACCTGAAATGTCAATTACTCCAAGTTCCAAGTAACTCCTATAAAAGTCTTCGTTTTGACGTTGAGCCTCTGTATCTAGTGATAACAATTGTCTAATTCCATTTTCAGCCCCGATTACGTCTTTGCAGGTATGTATTAAAGTCACCAACTCTGGATACAAATTTCCATGCATTGATAAAACGCGTGGCAACATTTTAAACGGTCTCAGATCAGCCTGTTTAATGTGGTGTATTTTTTTGTATCCCTTTCTGGAGGCATCATACTCTCTTTTATTTATACTGCATTTTCCAAGAGCGTTCTCGTAAATGTTTTCTGTTAAATTTTCTATATAAGCCTTGCCATAATCAATTATTTTTACAATGTATTTACTCTTAATTATTATTTCCGCTCCATTTTCACAATGAAACCGAAATAAAATATAAGTATTTGAAACAGGCAGTGGACACAGTAATATATTTTTAAGGTGGAGGTCATTATGTGTAAAGCTTCTCGATAAATGTGATAATGAAAAGTAAATTTGGTAAAGGCAACCCATCAAATCATATTTTAAAAAGTTTTTACATTCGGTTGAATTTAGCATATCTTCTAGATCTATTGAGTTGTGAATATATTGAATCAGAATTGCTAGTCGCTCAGGCTCTGAACAAGAGTCAGCAATGGCATTTGGCTTTTCAGAAAAAGGAATTAATGAAAGCATTTTAGAAAGGGGCTTTTTCATATTTCGATTCAAAGCCATATCACTCTTGTTTGTAGTAAATGATCCGTCTCCGTCGGTTCGGTAATGATAAGCCGAATAGGTTTCTACAAAGCACAAGAATTTATGATAATAATTTCTGTTGATATGAACCCCGATTAAATATTCATACCATAAATTATCGGAATCTTCTCTTTGGGAAGATTTTAAAATGGCATATGCCTCATAATTATTTCGTTGAAAGATGATCTCGTTTACAAACCCATTATCTGACGGATCGCCGATAAGTTTTCGTCCAATGGCGTATTCAAAGTCTAAGAAGTTATTAAACAGTTTTTTAATATTCCTGGATTGCATTCCTAAATGTAGCAGCAGACACAACCCAGAATCTTCACATTTTTGTTTTACATAATTTGTTCTCACCGCGTTTGTCAAATAATCAACGGTTATGGGATGATCTCTCAGAGTAATTCTTTTTGTTGTTTTGCGACCTTTTTTGGGTGCAGAGGTAATAAACTTTATTTTTTGGCTACCGCCTTTTTTCCCTTGTTGTCTTTTGAGTTTTATTTGTTTAAATAGTTTATGAGTTTTCATTTGAAAATTGTATATATAGTATGAATATATACAAAAAAATCACCACCAAGGTTTGTGTCATGGTTTTCAGAATATTATAATTTAAACATATTTCTCTTCTATAGCTATTTTATAAATGGTAACAATACATCCCATTGCTTCTTATTTACATTACTTGATAACGGATTGCTACGAAGAAGACTATGAGCCCTTCTACGCCGAATCTTGGTTCGATAATTTTTTTTTTCAATACACTTTCTCAGAATGGTATTTTATTTATCGAAAACGATTTGAATTAAATAAAAATAATAAAAAACATTATCAACAAACTCCAACAAAATTGATTATCGGATCAGATATTTTTGAAAAGCGATATATTTTGCCTATAATAAAAAAGATCTAACGCTTTCTTTTTGTTCTTCTTGTTTTTCTTGTTTTCAAAGTTTTTCGCTTTCGGTGAGTTACACGGAGTATGTGAACACATTTTTTAAACAAAAAGTATTCTAATTAATAAATAATAAAATATTTAAAGTGACATTCCCTGTACTTTAGGTAAAGCTGAATCCACCCCTTGAAGATCTGTCGATAGAAAAATCGATAGTATAGAACTTGATGCTTCCTGAGGAACTTGCACGTACTGCAAATTCGAACTAGCGATGTTGATGCTTGGGGAGTTTGCTAACATTAAACGGAAATTAGTACAATTTGGTGCCATTAAAGCGGACATCCCGGTTCCCTGAAAATCAGGACAAGACGAAAACGCAAATGCTAGTGTTAGAGCATTTTGTAACTGTGATACGATTGGAGATACGTCAAAATTCATTAAGCTACGGTTAGCAAAAAAGTCTAAACTCTGGACATTTTTATAACTCCACGCTAAGCAAAACTCGGGATTTAGTTTTGCTGACTGAAACAATCTCGACATATTTGTCACATTTTCCGTGTTTATTTTCTCAAAATTTGTTAATATACAAGCAGGACTTGTGGTCGACTGGTTTAACCCCTGCAGGGCCCCTTCCAAAGACTGTAGACTTTGAGTCGGTACACCTGAAGGAAATGTTATGCTTACACCAGACGAGTCCGCAAGGAAATAATCCGCCTTAGCAAGTTTCCCCAAGTTCCAGTCTCCAAAAAAAGTAACTTTATAACTAAAATTAACCGGGTATTTGTTGTTTGAGAAAATCCCAGTAATATCTTCCAATTTGTTTGGTTCAGCAAACCAATTCTGGCAACCAGTGCCATAGTAGATGGAATTTGAAAATGTATATTTTGCGGTCTTTACATTGGGTAGAGACCAGGTTCCAACATCAGAAGTAAAGCCTAAATACGGAGGTTCTGGAGTACCATAATTATTAGGGTCCGGACCCGTAAACATATAGTCTATGTTTTCACACGAGAGAACTGTCCATCTGGAAATATCCGCAGAAAACTCAAAGGCGGAAAAAAGGGCACCTTCTAGTGTACGTAAACTTGTTGTATTCCATGAGCTTATTCCACTGGCTTGGCTGAGTGTATTTATTTTTTTAAAGATATAACTAAAATCGGTTACATTCTCCACATTCCAATTGGACAAGTCATTTTCAAAATTCGTGGAAGCTTCAAACATGTGACTAAAGTTTTCAGCACCAGATGTATCCCAATTAACAACGCACGGAAGAATTAAAAGACGAGCACCTTCAAACGCATAACTATAGTCCTTTACGTTGGATGTCTGCCATGTGTCTGGACCAATGGCGTTGAAATTAGTAAGAGTTATATCATTATAATTCTCATCCTGGTATCCTCCGGGAGACGCAAAAATACCTCGAAAGCTTGAAACAGATTCCAAACGATTTGCCCAATTTGTCAAGTCACATGACAAGGACCTACTTAATGAAAACAAATAAGACATGTCTTCTACCTTACTGTTGAGAATTAAGTTATTTATTTTATTATAACCGAAATTGTTTGTGAGTCTAAACATTCCGCTCACGCTAGTCAGATTGGGTAAATTTGTCCAAGTATCCAACCCTCCGGCGTTAAACGTATCATCACACCCATTAAACATTCTTGCCAAAGAGGTTATGTTTAGTAGTTTATCATTCCAGGCGGTTAAATCTTCTTGAAACCCGACACTGTCTGTAAACAAGTCTTCTGCAATTTGAACATGAGAGATGTTGAGGTTCTTGGCGTTCGAATATGTAAAGTTTAATGTATTAGCAAAAAAACCACTAATGTCTGTGAGCGAAGACAAATTCCAGTTTTCTAACCCAACTCCTTCGAAAGTAGAGACTCTTTCAAACGCGTGTTTCATGCTTGTTACGTTAGAGGTGTCCCAAGCACTTAAATCCGCAGTAAAAACTCTACTGTTGCCGGTTTCAAACAAGTAATCCAATGTTGTCACTTGAGAGACATCCCATGAGGAAGCAAAACCACACTGGTCGTCATCTAAAAAGGAAAATAAATAAGACAAGTCTGTCATAATACTTGAGTTCCAATTTTCTAGTCCAGAAGTACTACAATTGACGGAGAATCGAAAAGGAAATGTAAAACTAGTTACTTGAGAGGTGTTCCATGTATCCAACCCAATATATACTTGGTTAAAGTTAACTGATTCAAAACAAAACTCGGTAATATCACCAATCACAACCCAGTTAGATACTTTGGCGGTAAAGTCTGTAGTGCCATAAAAAAAACGAAAATTATTATCAGTAGTAACCGTCCAGTTGCTTAAGTCTCCTGAGAAATTGATGGAGTTGACAAACATTCCTGCACTTCTTCCGAAAATATTTGAGATGACTTGATTAGTCCAATTCACATTGAAGTTGGTTGTATACTGAAACATGGTAAAGGTTCTCTGATTTGTGATGGTCCAGTTATTAAGATTGAGTACTGCGTTGGAACAAAACTTAAACATTCCTACCATATTTAGATTTGGATGTATATTCCAACTTCCAACCGAACTTGTTACCTGGTTCAGACCAAGAAACATGTATTGAGTTGTCAAAACGTTTTCCATGTTCCAGATGTCTCTATTTGTGGTTAAATCTGTGAAAAAGTCACTACAATAGGCAAACATGTTTGTCATCTTAGTCGCTTTGGCAGTATTAAAAGGCAGACTAGCTGGATTAAACTTAGTACAATCCTCAAACATGGATTGAAATGTGATTCCATTGCTGGTGTCTAAAGCAAGCGTAGAAGGATTAAAATTGGAACATTGTGCAAACATTTGATAGAAGGAAGTAACAAGACTCGTATTAATTACTAAAACGGCAGGATTAAAGCTAGACGCCGTTTGAAACATTGAGGTGACGTTATTAACTGCGGTGTCATTTATTTCAAACGCAGCTGGGTTAAAGTTCTGGCAATATTGAAACATGCTTCCCAAATCAACCAAGTTGGGAGCAGTAATAATGAACTCAGTGGGATTAAAAAGACTACACGCATAAAACATTGTATTGGTAGTTTCAACCGCAGACATGTCAAACGTAAATCTGTCTGGTGAGTAATTTCTACAAACGTAAAACATGTAATCCATTGCGGTAACGTTGCTTGTGTTGAAGGTTGATAAATCTTGATTGAAAGTGTAACAGCCGTTAAACATGTTTGACATGGCTGTTACTTTCGAAGTATTAAAGCTCGAAAGATCTGAATTAAAACTAGAAGAATAACAAAACATATAACTCATGTTTGTGACATTATCCGTTATTAAATTTAATTTGGCAACATTGAATAATCTACAGTTCATAAACATTCCTTGCATTGTGGTCGCATTGCTTGTATTAAAATTTATATTTGAAGGGTTAAATTTTCTACAGCCGTTAAACATGTCTTTAAAATTTCTCCCTTTTCGGGTATCTAAGTAAAAGGTAGATGAGGTTGGATTAAAACTGGCACAACCGTAAAATAAACTGTCAAAGTTGTATACGTTTGTAGTGTTTATCCGAAATTGGACCGGATTAAACTTAATACAATTATAAAATACTTGACTTAAACTTGTGTTAATTGGGGTATGCAAAACAAAATTAGTTGGATTGAACTCTGGACACTCTCCAAACAATTGTGTTATCTGTTGAACAATAGGAGCGTTTATTATAAATGAAGTACTACCAGTCATTCTTTTGCATCCGTGAAATGTGCTTTTCATATTAACCACCTTTGTTAAGTTCCATTGGTTAATTTCTCCAGTCAAGTATAGA